TTTCTTTAGTGATTCCGAAATTGGATTTGAGCATATCAAATTCACCATTCAAACCACGGCCTGCAGCTTGCATTAATGCCATGGCTTCATCTCCAGATTTACCCATCAGTATAGCTCTTTGACCTACATCATTCACAGTTGTAGTGAAAGCTTTCAGTTGATCATTAGTCATACCTGTACTCATTTTGATTGTTGACATTGCTTGACCTAGGTCATCCAGGCTGACAAGTGAAGTGTTGGTTAAGTTATCCATTACTCCTACGAATTCTTTTCCAGCTTCAGCGCTTCCCATTGTAGCGCTTGTTAATGCAGTCATTCTTTCCCTGTTCATGGCAAGACCTACTGTCATATCGGTTATGCTGGACATTCCCACCATACCTATAGCTGAAGAGATTATCCCTCCAAGACCGCTGAATGCTGAACCTAAAGTATCTAATGCTGACCTTACACGTGACAATGCACTAGTGAGGTTGGATACAATGAAACTTCCGAAACTGGAAACTTTACTTTTCAAGCTATCCCATTTATTGCCTAAATGTGTTCCAATTGCATTACCTACAACTTGAATTTTGCCTTTAAGGGAATCCACATCAGTTCCCATAAGGGACATTTTCGTTTTGGTAATGTCTAATGTGTTACCCCATCCAGTAGTTGCATTTTCCATTTCATGGAATTTGGCCACCGCTTCCTGAGCTTTGGTGGACATTCCCAGGAATGCTTCTCTACCTTTTTCGCTCATTTGTGAAAGGTAGTTTAACATATTTTGAGTTTCATCATCCAATCTGTTAAAAGCAACAATACTGCTTTGTATGCTGTTGTTGTATCTTTTGAATTGTGATGCTCCTTTTGCTCCTACCTGGTTGGTTGATGCCACTACATCAGCAATTTTATGAGATAGATTGTTCATTTGTTGCTGTGAAAGTTGACTTGCCTGTGCTGTTTTCTGACCTGTCCTGGTGGCAGTGTCACCAATTTTTTTCATTTGGTCATCAACTTTGCGTGCGGTATCACTTGCATTGTCTTGAGCTTTGATTATGATCTCTATTAATTCCTGAACTGCCATGCTTATTTTCACCCCCAAAATTTGAATAAAAAAAAGGGAGTATAAAAAAGAATATTAGGTTAAACTTTAGTTTCCCTTTTCTTTTTTTATACTCCCATTTCCTATGTCCGTTTTTATGATTATGAATTCATTTGTTTTTCTTTCTCTTTAGCTAACCATTCCTTGCCGTAAGTCAAAAATAATACTTGAGGGTATGTTAACTCCATTTGTGTTGATGCAAGTAGATAACCTGAATCTTCAAAAATGATAATTCTTTTACCTTCATTAGTCCTCAGGAAATTGTTTTACATCACTTTCTGTAATGTCCAATCCTGATAATTTTTGCACTTCCTTATGAATTTCATCAATAGATTTTTGCCCTAAACTTTTAATCTCTTCCAATGTCCATGGATCATCTTCATTTTTAGGGTTGTCAAGGCTTTTGTAAATCATTTCATATTTGGCTTTGTCGGTTGCTTTGGTTAATTTGAGTACATTAAATTTGTTAGTTTGAGTTAATTTACTGTTTTCAAGGTTTCGGCTTTTGGCCCTGTTGTTTTGTTCAAAGTTTCCCATTCCTTCAGCTTCGATGTAGTTTATTTCATCTAGTTCAGCGCTGGATAATGGTCGGAGCCACATTTCCCCACCTAAGGATTCTATGTGTACTCTTTCAACTTTTTTTATACCTTGTAAAATGTCTGATTTTTTTAAGATTGCCATTTAATTCACCATCATTTGTAATTCACTTATAAAAAAGGATTAAAGGGATTATTCTCCCTTTATGAGATTGTTACCGCTTCGATTTTTTCCTGATTGTTCACTATCTTGACATACATGTCAGTGACAACCTGAGTAGTTCCATCTGCAAGGGTAACTGTACCGCTTCCCAGGGTATCTAATGTTAATGTAGCTTCTACAACATCAACACCAGACATGTTGAAATCAACACGCAAGGTACATTTAGGGAATAATATTTTTCCTGAAATGTTCTGATTTTCACAGTGAGTAATGTTAATTTCAAGCGGTTGTTGTAATATTTTACAGCTGGTAGGTTCAAGCGCACCTACTTGACCATACTGAGCATTCAGGATGGATTCAACTGTGTCTTCAGTTAAGCTGGTTACTAATGTGATTGCATTTTCACGTTTTCCAGCTAACGCTCTTTTCTGTGGCGCTCTGCTACCAAGACCTATACTTGCATCTACATTGTGATTGTTTTTACCTTCGAAAGACAAGGATGTTGAAATTCCGCCGAAACCATCATCAGCCTCAATGGCCTTGTTGTTCAGTTTTATTCCAATATCGTAGAACATGATGAAAATTTCCTCATTGGTAAGTTCATCAGGTTGAGTGAAACTTTCACTGCTTCTACCTATGATTCCTGCTTTTTCTGTTTTGTAAATCCAATCTGCAGCTACTGTCATGTTCTCATTACTGACATCTAATTTTAATCCATCGATTAACATTCCATAGATGTATTTTTTAAGCATATCATAGACAGCAATACCTCTAAATGAAGGTAATTCTTTTCCTTCCCCACCGTAAAATTCATGAGTATGAACACTTCCAGAGCCTGCAGTGTAAACGTAATTGTCCAGGTATCCCATGAAGTACCATGCCAATTGCTGCAAGTCTGCATCAGCGGTGGTGCTGCCTGTAGGTTTTAATACACCAGCTCTTGCTCTTTTGTTCATACGTGATGAACCGCTACGTGTTACTGGTTCATCGTTTAACTTGAAATCCACATCTTCAGCCTGATTCCACCAGTTAGGGTCAAAGTCACTTTTACTGACCATATGGCCGTATGTGTCTTCAAGTTCAATACCAAATCCTCTATCTACCATTATTAATCACCATTATTATTTTCATTATCATCAGTTTGAGTTTGAGTTTGAGTTTCCTGATTTTCGTTTTCAGTATTTGATGGTGTTGTTTGAATTTGTCTGCAACACGCTACCCAATTAACAACGTGCCTTACATTCAAGATTACCCCTGTTGCAGGAACACGCTCAGATTTACCTTGTATTGTAACTTCACCTGCAGGATAGTAGGTTTCAAGTTCAATGTTTTTGATGATCCGTTTGCCCCCTGTCACTGTCCTTTGCACCTGGAGGAAATTCCTTAGTATTGCAAGTATTACCCTGTTGGCCAGGTTTTGGCCTGCAGCTTCGGAATCTTCCATGTCAACTTCATAGACAACGCAGTCAAATTCGAATGGGGTTATTAGTTCCATTGTCTGTGATATGTCTGCTTGTCTGTTGGCTGTGGTGGGGTGTTGTGTCATCCATATGCAAGGTTCATCAACACCTCGGTCACTGTGATAGATGGGGATGAATGTTTCCACATCTTCCAGGATTCCGCCTTCCTGCATTTCTGTTTCAATACATGTTTTCATGATAGTGTAGATTTTTTCAAAACCATCAACAATATTAACAGTCATTTTAGCACCTCATGAATCGCTTTAATAAAGAAGCCTGATAATTGCCCTTTTGTTTGTTCAATACTTCTTTCTACGAAATGTTGGCCTCTCTGTCCTCTAATCATTCTGGTGTATACCATTTTCCCTCCTACTTGGAAAGCAAATTTTTTCCCTATGGTAGGGTGTATGATTGGAGTGTTGTATGGGCCGTATATTCCAGTACCATCATTTACCCATTTTGCATAATAGGCTGGAGTTCTTATTTCTATCTCTTCATCGGATTGATTTGCGAAATACCATTTTTTCAGTACACCATGGTCTACAGGACTGTTCTTTTTAAGGTTTCTTAACATTCCTTGGCCTGTGTAGTTTAACCCTTTTTTTCGGATTTGTGGCATTTTTTCTGCAAGGTTGGGCATTTTACTTGCGTCAACTTTGATAGTTACTTTAACCATCTAAATCATCCTTTCCTGTTATGGCGAATATGTCGATAGGGTCTGAGGTATAGGAAATTTCTTTAACGTAAGGTTTTAGGTCTTCTTTTAGTGAGTCTTCGAATATTTCTGAGCTGACTGTTTGTATTGTCCAATCGTTCACTTTTATGAGTGGTGAATCTCGGCGTTGTATTACGAAGGTGATCATGTTGCTGACTAATCTTAGGCACACATTGGACACTGCTAATGGAACTTCATCGGTGAACTGGTTGTTACAATATGATTTAATCAAATCTTCGCATTGTAAAATATACTCTTCCACGATTTCTTCCAATTTAGTTGTATCAGTTTTCTCTAATTTGAAGTGTTGAGGTTTCAAACTAAAAGAATTAATAACAGTATCTACATCAACCATCATAAAAAAAGTCAACTCCCATTAATTGAGTAAAAAAAATTAAAAAAAAATAAAGCCTCAAAAAACTAAGAAGAGGCTGCAGTTAAACTAATAGTGAAACTAGTGCCACTGTAAGACACAGTAATTTCCTGAGTCTTATCCTCGAACCCATCTTTAGTAATGGAAACGCTAACTTTACCATCAGGTAAAGTGAAACTACATCCACCAGCACTACCAGTAGTTTTCTCTTCACTACCAATAACCACTTTAGCACCTTGAACAGCATTATCTTCACCATCTTTAATAGTCAAACTAACTGTCCTTTCAGGAGCTTCTGCATAAATTTTAACATACATTCCAGTTCCAGTAGTACCATCATCCAAATATAACTGATATGCTTTACTACCATCAGTTTTAGGATTTTTCTCAACAAAGTAACGTTTACCCACAAACTCAGGATGCGCATTATTAGTCAATACTTCAACTTGAGTGTAATCCCATTCAATATTTCCTGTGGCCATTACAGTTCCACTGTCTAAGTATTCAGCACAGGAACTGTCACCAAAACTATCAAAATAATAAGTTTCTAATTCACCGTTCAATTCTAAACGGATGTATTCATATAATTTTGCCCTATTCCTTTTCACAGCTACAGGCAATTGACTCCATTTTTTCAAAGCCATAAATCTTCACCTCAAAAAATTTAATATAGATAAGAAGATCACTTATCTATGCTTTGCTTGCATCAGGTAAAGCAGCTAATTCAGATTTACTGACTTTAGCAGTAACTGAAGGTAACCCTTTGAATACAGTGTTGACACCAGCACGGATACGGTAGTAGTAATCGGTTCTTTCAGCAGGAACAACACGGTCAGGTTCAATCATTAAGTTTTTCCAAATACCATATCTCAATTGAGCAGGGTTGGTTAACAATGATGTACCTGTATTATCAATAGCTCTAGCAGCTTCATCATCCAATGACTGACAATTGATGATAGGAATGTTTTTGTAAGTTAAAGGTGCGTAACCAGTTTGAGTTGAATCACCCAGATTGGTTTCTCTTGATTTCAAGAGGTTTCTGTAAGCATCTTCAATTTCAAAAGGCACGTAGAATTTGAGTTGGTTACGTTGTCTGAATCGTAAAGGCAATGCGTAAATCATAGCATCGAACATGGCTTCTACAGTGTTGTTCATGACATCGAAGTCAGCGGTTCCTGAAGCAACATCTTCAGATTCAAGTTTGCTTGCTGCAGTTTTCAACCATCCATCTTGACTGTGCAATAAGGAATCGGTTGCATAAGTAATGTCAGTGTCAGCAAATAAAGCCCAAACTTCCAGGTCTTCACCAATTCGTTCACCCATCATAGTGAGTAATGTTTGTTCGAATTGTTCACGTTCAATGTTGTCTTCTTTTTCATCATCCTGAATACTGCACATAGCTTTGAGCTTAGCAGTAGTGATTTTAGTCACATCAAAGTCAACATCTGCACCTGTTAATTGGTCATTAGTAGTAGTGCCATCAGATTTGTAACCAGACTGTAAGACTCTTCCGTTGATTCCAGTTTGAGCGTATTCTTTCTCGAAACTGGCTAATAAATCGAAAGTAGCATCTCTTAACACAGTTTGGTTAAGTGTTGCTGCACGTAAGAATTGGCCTAATTGTTCAGGATTTAATAATGCTTTTCCAGTGGCCATGTCGGTTCTCATGGATTTGAACACAGCTTTTTCAGCTGGATTTACAATTTGACTTAAAACTTGTTCATTAGAAAATGTCATAGTTAATCACGGTTCTTTTTTTGGTTTGAAAAATTGAGTTTAAAATTTTTTTAGTTTCTTTTTGGTCTGCCAGAAGTGGTTCTGCCCATGATGTCAAATACGATTGCGGAATCTGATTTCATTGCAGGTTTGTCATCTCCTGTGTCATGTAGAGGCATTGCTTTACTGTCACCTTTGGTGGCAGGTTTCTCTTCCTCTTCCTCTTCGGAATTTTCCTCTTCATCAGCAGGTTTTTCCTCTTCATCTTCTGGTTTCTCATCGGCTTTAACAGCAGGTTCATCAACCTTTTCATCTGCAGGTTTATCTTCTTTCACTGCAGGTTCAGCTAAAGCTTCACTAATACATTCCTGGATGAAAGTTTTCATCTCTTCTTTAAAAGCATCAGAATCTCCTTTCATGGATTCTTTAATTTCATCCAAGTCTTCTTTGGTGGCAAATTCTGGTTTATCAAAACCTAAAATT